GGTGTAGCACCGACAAAAGGATTAGATACCATTCCGTATCTTGTTTTGAAACCAATCTTAGGTTGGAAAGTATTCTCACCAACTGCACGAACCATTTGTAATGGAACATACGGACAGTAGAATAAACCAGCATCGTAAGGGTTAGACCCTCTATAACCAACAGTCATGTAGTCAACACCAGCATATGGGTCGATATAGACTTTAACTTTTCCGTTAAGAACACCAGCAAAAGTATTGCCTGTGTCATCAACATTCAAAGAAGTTGATAGAGCAGGAGTATAATCTAATACTCCAGCCATTGATAATGCAGAAGCAACATCAGAAGAACATAAGATAAAGTTACCTTTTCCTCTTCTTGTTTCTTTTGCAATAACATTAGCTTCTCTTTCGATTTGGAAAATCAAACCTTTGAATTTCTCAACTGACCATCTTCCGTTAGCATCAACATCTAAGTTGAAAGTACCTGCTGAAGCTGTTGAAGCTGCACCAGTTTTTGCTTGTAAGTTAACATTTCTGATAACTTCACGGTTGATTTCAGCAAGAATCTCAGATGATAAGATGTTTGCTAATTCTGATTCTGCATCAAGACCGTGGATTGCTTTGAGGTCTTGTGCTAATTCGAGTGTGTACTCAGCTTTTAATGCTCTGGATTTTGCAGTCACAGTTGCTTTCTCAATAGTGAAAGCCATTTCTGCAAAGTGATTCCCTGCTCCGTCACCCAAACTCTCAGCCGAAGCTGTTGACATACCTGCACCTGTTGTAGATGCGTATGAAGGAGATGATGTGTCGAATGGGTCACCAATTGGGTCTGAACCTACTGAAGTAGATGTAGTTTGAGGAGACGCAGAATAGTCTGAACGAGCTTCGTTATGAAGTGCTTCTGACATTCCGTCTCTTGTCGCGTTTACATCGTCATGATATCTTGCTTTCATAGCAAAGATAAGACCTGTAGGACCAGTCATTGGTTGAACACCACAAATGTCGTAAGCAACGAGATTTGGCATAGCTCTTCTTACTAAAGAAATTAGGATTGGGTCCCAATTGCTTATAGCAGAGCCAGTAGCATTTAAAGGTGCAGCTTCTTCAAGAGTAGTTCTATCTTCGTTAAGAGCTTTCTCTTGGTTTTCAAGGATAACTGCGGTTACTGCTCTCTTATAGTTGTCTTCGATTTTTGGCAAATCTGAATGTTCAAGTATAGGAGACCATTTTTCTTGTAAATTTTCTGATAAAAACATTTTACATTTTTCCTTTAAATTAACCTAATGGTTTTAGTTTACTTATAGCAGATGAGTATCTTGCGATAGTTGGGTCAAGAACTTCTTCTAATGATTTCTCATCTTCAAAAGAACCTGTTCCTTCTTCCACATTCATCTCTTCTGCAATGTTATCGCCTTCAATATTACCGAAATATGCTTCTTTGATTTCCGCAACTTTATCACTAAAGTCTTCTACATCTTTGAAGTCTACTCCGTTTGAAAGTGATTCCATTTTCTCTTTTTGTGATTCAGTTAAGTCTTCACAGGCTTCTCTGACCACATTTGCTCTCTTCAATGAATCAATCTCTTCAGTCACTTCCATATTCTTGGAAACTTCTGAGTCGAGTTTTTGTTCCATTTCATCGAGTCTATTTGCGAGTTCGTCCATGACATTGTACTTATCTTCTGGCACTTCAACATAATGTTCTGTGAACAATGTTTTCATTCCTTCGATAAAGTTCTCGGTCATTTCCGCTCTCAAACCTCTTTCTATTGCAAGTTCGTTTTCTTTCGTCCACTCTTCTGCACAATATGTTAGATACTTGTCAACTGCTTCCGAAAGGTCACCTTTAACTTTTTCCACTGAGGTTTTTAATTCTTCTGAATACTGAGATTCTAAAGACTCTTTAATCTCTGCAACTTTACTTTGTACTGCTGCTTTAAAGATTGTTCTAGCTTTCTCGGCATTTTCTTCTGATAAGTCTAATGCTTCTGAGATTGCATTGAGGTCGTCTTCAACTTCTATCTCTACCAATGAAGATTCGAGTTCTGCAGTATCAACAGTTTCTTCAACTGCTTCTTTCTGTTCCTCTTCCTCTTCTTCCTCGTCTTCATACTTCTCGGCAACTTTAAGCACTGATGCTTCGTCCATTCCTTTTAGCATTTCAACGATTTTTCTTGCGACTTCTGCTTTAGTCAAGGTCTCGTCAACTTCTTCTTCTGACATTTCACCAAAAGTTTTTTGAAGTTCCTCTTTGGTCATATCCTTCATATTGTTGACAATCGCCTTGATTGATTCCATTTTAGTTGCTTTCACAACTTCTTTCTCAGAATCGTCATCTTCTTTAAGTTTTTCTGATTTCTCAGGAGCAGGTGCAGATTTGTTTACTGCATCTTTAACTTGTTTAGTTTCGCCACCAGCCTTTTTAACTGAGTCGACAGACTTGTCAACAGGATTTTCTTCAGGTTTTACGACCTCACCTTTTCCGGATTCTATTTTCTCCGCATCAGATGAACCTTGCTTAACAGGTTTGGTGTCACCCTTTTCAGCTTTAGCGTCAGGTTGTCCTGCCTCTGCAACTGTTTCAACAGTTTCTTCAACTGTTTCTAGGTTATTTTCTAACTCTGCCATTTTTCTCTCCTGTTTGAGTATTAAACTTATTTATAATAGTTTACTTTTTATTTATATGTTAGAGACTCTCAACGAACCTTTTCCATAAATTTAACTTGGTTTCCTCTATTTTTGATGCTTGGACAGTGCGGATTTGCTTCTGCATTGCTTCAAGTTCAACTGCTTTGAGAATACCATTCTCCATTACCCACTCTACTCCTTCGTATATACCTTCAACGAAGGCTTCAGGAGCACTTGGGTCTGCAACGATGTCCGCAGCTGTTGCCAACTGAAAGTCACCCTTAACATATTGTGCATCACCTTTTGATTCAAGTGAACCTAAACCTCTTGATGAAACACCTAATTTAGCACCATCTGAAATCAAACTTCTTACGATTTGACCATTTGGAGTGCTTAAAATCTTTGCTCGTCCCACATAATTATCACCATCTTCTTCTAGTGATGTAATTAAATGTGAAACTCTATCTAAATTGATTGTTGGTCCTTCTGGATGTCCCAACTCACCGAATGCACGGTCTTTTTCAATGAATTCTTTTCTATAACGACCAACTTCTTTTTCCATTATGTCTTTTGGATAAACTCTGCCGTTTCTATTTTTGATTTCTGATTGCATGAATACTCCTTCGATGTAGTATTCTTTCTCACCTTTCTCGTTTTGTTCGATGATTACAGGTGATATTGCGTAATCGTTATATTCAGATATTAGTTTCATTGAATAACTCCTTAAATTCGTCTATAGAGAATGATTCTCCCATAGATTTTAAAACATTCTTAATGTCTTTCATGCTTTTCTCAGCATCTTTCAAGTCTTTGTATGTATCACCTGTGTCCATTCCATCTAAAAATACAAAAACTTCTTTACCTTTTTGTGAATAAGTTAGGTCGTACTTCTTACTTCCAGCTTTAACTACTTCATTTTTAAGTTGTTTATGACCACTAGGCAACTTTACTTTTGCTTCGTTAAGTTCTAATGTCATTTGCTGAAACGATTTCATACTAGTCCTCTTTTTTATCCATCCAATTTACCTGAGATTCGACTCTTTTCATGTCGATATTCTCGGCAGCTTTTTGATGTAAACCTTGAAAAATAGTTTCTTTGGCATTTTCCATTTTACCATCTTCAATCTGGTCTACAATTTCTTTTGCGATATCATTCATTTATTAAAATCCTCCGAAGTCGTCTTCGCCTTTTTCACTTTCATCTCCACCACCTTCTTTCTTTATTTGAGAGTCGATGATTTTGATATCTTCCTCTGTTTGATGCAACACATACTTTCTGATGTATTCATCTGAGAAGTATTTGCCGACATATTCACTCATTTGTCCTAGAGTGTCCATTCGTTCTCTTAATACTTCTGCATCTTTTAATTCTGTAAAGTGGTTGTCTGTTGCCCAATCGTATTGAATAAAATCTTTAACTTTATCAAACTCTTCTGCACTTACAATCTCTTTCAAAATCAATTGAGTTCTCAATATATCATTGAATACTCTTGCAAATTTCTTTTGAAGTCTATTAGTAAACTTGTTAAACTTCAATTCGTCTCTCGTAATCTCTGATGATTTACCCATGTTGAAACCATTATCTGATTCCATACGAGAGATAGGTACATTCAATGCACGATATAGTTTCTTCTTAAAGTATTCTATATCTGCAATGTCATCTAAATTCTGACCACCTGGAAGTGTAGAGATTTCTGTTCCTCTTCCACCTTCTCTTCTTGGTAACCAGAAGTCTTCCATCATAGACATGTGTTTTCTATCGTCTTTGATTTCACCTGTCTGTGCGTTATAAACAAGTTTATTTCTATACTTGTTCATAACTTCTGATAAGTATTGTTCTGCTTTTGCTTTGGGTAAGTTACCGACATCAATGTAGAAGATTCTTCTTTCTGGTGCTCTTGATATCCTGTAGATAACAAGTGCGTCTTCTATCATTGATAATTGATTTGCTGTCTTCATTGCTTTATGAAGATAACCAACTACAACATTTTTAGTGTAGTCTAGTAAACCTGAAGTAGTATAACATACTGCCTCTGGTGCAATCTTAACGGTGTTTCCTTCTCCAGAACCACTCTTATCAAAACCTCTATCGTTGAAAAGATAGAATTCTTCCATCTTTGTAATCTTTTCAACATTCGTTTTATTGTCTCTTTCTTTCTCAATATTACGAACTTTCTTAATCTTTATTGGGTCAATGTTTCTAATGTCAACGATACCTGCCTTAGGTCGTTTAGAATCCACAACCTTATGGAAGTAGACTCTACCATCGATGTACCATTTTCTGAATAATTCATGAGAATTCTGATTGAATCTCATTATGTTTAGGATGTGATAGAACTCTTCTTGCACCTTATTTTTGATGCTATCAGAGAGTTTTGCATCTCTGAGGTCGAGTGATACTATCCTATCCGAAGTATCAGAAGTAATACACTCATTAACTATATCTTCAATAGCAGAATCACATTCAGGTATTAAAGATATTTCACGGTATCTTTTAATGAGTTCTCCCTCATTTTTGATACCACCTTCCATATCGATGTATGACCCATATGCACCACCTGTAATAAAACCACCTGGTTGTGATTGTATAACTGGTGTGCCGTCATCATCGACAGGCGGTACGAAAGAGATTGCCTTTTTGTCAACCTCTGTCGCTCTTAATTCATCCCTCTTACGAGTGATTTCAAACCCGAATAATTCCATACTATTATTTATAACACCTTTTTAGGTGCTATCTCACTATTTAAACTACTCTTTCCCAATGGGAAAAAGAGAATACTACATCAAATGTCTCTAAAGCATCAGTCGTATCATAATCCAATGTTATTGCTGCGATTGATTTAGGATACATGTTAAAGAATTCGTATCTTGCAAGTACATTATCTGCCTTGTCTAATTGTTCAACAAACGCTCTGTCTACTAAGTAGTCTAAAGTTGTTGAACCGACACCTGTTCCTGTTCCTTGTATTTCATTCATATGAGCTTCAAGACCTGTTCTGACCTCAAAGTTAACATCATTAATGATGCTTACTGTCCAGTCTTCGTATGCTCTTTCACCAGGAAGTTTTAGGTTATTACCCATATACTTGACTACGGTTTCAGAGAATGAAGAACCTGGAAGAGAGGCAGCTTTACATAAGAATTCTATCTTGTTTCCTGTTCTAGGGATAAAGACTTTGAATCGGTTGGCTCTTGGTCCACCTCCGATTAAGTTTGCTTTAAATTGGTCTATTGTTGCCATTCTTTACTCTCCTTAAACTGCTGAATAGATTTCACTAAACTCTACACCACTTCTCGCAGCTACAAAGTTCAATGTAATAAAGTTAATAGAACGAGCAGGTTTTACAAAGATTGAACAAACAAATTCGTTTCTGTCAATCACTGTATCTGTATTATTTGTTTCATCACAAATAACTGAGAAGTCTACTAATCCTCTTCTGTTTTTAACATCTCTTAGGAAAGGTTCTACTGCACTTCTAAACTGTGCTCTTGTGAATGCATCGTTGAACTCAAACAATTGTGCTTGAGCAGCCGCTGCTATTGCTTTCTCTAATACTATGAACAATCTTCTGACATTGATTCTATCGAATGCTGAAGGTGTTGTTAATGCTGTTTTATCACCAAATAACACTGTTCCCTGTCCTGGGAATGTGACGATTGGATTAATTCTTGCACGATATAGGTCATCTCTACTTGCTTGTTTTGGATTGAAAGCAAGTTTAGTAATACCTAGATATTGACCTCTACTGAATCCAGCAGGTGAGAACCATGGGTCTCTCAACAAGTCTGACCTTGCCATGATACCTGCAGTGTGTCCGTTTCCTGGAACCCAGCAATATTTGTCATTAAATCTATCGTATGAATATACCCAACCTGAATCTAACACTGCATATGAACTTGAAGTCACATTACTAAAGTCTGCTTTAACATTTGCAACTTGTGTAGATTCTGAAGAAACATCAACGATTGATGTTTTTCTTGGTGAACATATGAACATGCAATCTTTTCTTGCTTCTGCAAGTAAGATACCTTGGTTAACTATTGTGTTATGGTCTGAAACTGTATCTTGGTCGACACCTGAACCATTGTCTGTTCTTGTAGAACCACAAATTAGGAAAGAGATATCTACTGTATCTCCGTCTGAGAAATGAGTATCCCATGCACCGTATTTTTGACCTGCAGTTGGACTTCTTCCGTCTGAACCACCAGATAACGATGTACTGAATGGTAATGCTGGTCTTAAAAATGCCGCTGATACTGATTGTGCGTGTGTTCTGTCTACTGTTGAACTAGAAATAACTGTTGATTCGTGTCCTGACCACCAAATCCATTTTGAATCTCTTGCAATTACATTCTTATAGTAATTACTTCTACCTGATGAGTCTTTTGAGTTTGATGCAAGTGACATATAACCATGTGTTTCTAAAACACTGTTAGGTGTTCCACTGATTTCTCCGTCTTCATCAACTACTACAACATGAACTTCGTCTGCAGTACCGCTGACTGCTGCCTGACCTGCTGATATACCTGGTGCATTGTCAAACAAGTTATGGAATTCCCAATATCTATCGATATTGTTTCCATTTGCTTGAGCAACTAATAATCCAGTATTTGCTGGTTGATTTAATGCAACGATAGTGATTGAAGTTGCTGAAGGTTTGTTAACTACTCTATAGAAGTTATTGTCGCCTTGGAACTTAATCTGGTCTCTAACATTGAATACATTTGAGGCTGCAACTGAAATTACAGTTTGACCTACTGCTTCAGTACCACCTACAGTGGTAACTGAGTCGTTATAATATGCGTTTGCTGACGCACACATAGCAACTTTTACTGAGTTGCCTAAAGAACCCGCATATCTTGACACCCAAGAACCGACTGTACCGGACTGAGTTCCACCTTTATAGGTGCTTTCGTATTCTGCATCATTTTTTAATAGTGATGTCCCAGCTCCCGCTGCGTTTGCACTATAACACATGTTAGAAATTCTAACTACTCTTAATGATGAACCATACTTCAAGAACGCTTCTGCTGAATAAAAGTCTTCAGCTCCAGCATTTGTGTTTGCAGGTGAAGAAAACTCATCTATCAAACCCTTACTATCTGAAACTGTTTTTACTTCATCAACAGGTCCCCATTTAAATTGACCTGCAAAAGCACCAGTAGTGCTAGATACTGCAGGCACAACATTTGTTAAGTCTATTTCTGAGACTTGAACGCCTGGTGATACTTGAAATGCCATACTTTTCTCCTGTTAATGTAAAAAGTTGTTTACTAGATTATTTATAAGTTTATATAACCCAATGGATGTTTCTTTTTACCCTCTATGTGTATATTTAGTTAATCCAAAAACCATCTATCTCCATCAGCATCGACAAAGGACTCTGTATTGTTTTGTCCTGTATCGAATATTCCTGGTGGTAATATATCGTCTTCTATTGTTTTTTGTTGTTCTGCATATAACAGTTCTTTAACCTGTCTATCAGTCAAATGATAGAAATGGTCTGTTGTGACAAACCATGAAAATAATACTAGATTCATGACCATATCGTCATGAAACCCTCTATCTGCTTCAAAACTGTTACCTTTACTTATAAAAGTCATGAGCTCGGTGATGCCATCTCTATCACATATCGACATTCTATTTTCTTCTAGTAATTCCTTTAATGTTGAACAACCAATTCTTTTAATTCGTTTAGTCATTGTCACACCGATATCTTCTGCTTTACTCATACCTTGAACAAAGACATTTGGATATTCTATGTCATAATGTAGTTGTGTTGCAACCATTCCACCCTCTGCATTGTTCTCAATGATTACTAATGATTCGTTATATGGTTTAGTATACTTTGCAATTAGGTCTGGAAATAACATAGGAGATATCATATTATCTCTATAGGTACAAACCTGTCTGAATGGTTTCACTGATATGTCCATAATAGTAAATGTAGAATAGTCTATTCCACGACCTTTAGATACATCAACAGTAGTGATATATGTGTGTCCTTCTTTAGGTTTCTCATATACCTTAACACCATCTTTATTCCAATCTGGTTCTTTTGCCATTAAACCCAATAATGTATTAGAATTTATAAGAGTATTACCTGTTCCTAAGAATGAGTTTCCATACTCTTGTTCAAATTGTGCTTCTGATGTGTTTGCAATTGTCTCTTTCTTCCATTCGTCATCTCTTCCTGGTACATCGAACCAGTTAATAAGAAAGTGTTTATATTCAGATTGGTTGTGAACTGCACTTTCATATATCTTATAGAACATATTACCAACACCATTTGCAGTAGATGTGATAATAACTTTAGAATCTTTACCAGATGTGACAACAGGATATGTTGCAGTATAGAATGTCTCTGCATCGTCTACGAAAGCAAACTCGTCAAGATACAAGAGGTTGATAGACAATCCACGGATACTGGAACTGGAAGTTGCCGCAGCGACTACTTTTGAGTCGTTTGCAAATTCTATGGACCCCTTGTTAAGTATTTTTACTCCAGGTTGTAGGAAAAAGGGAACACTTTCCAACATGGTTACCATTCTTGCAATCATTTCTCTTGCAATTGCACCTTTGTTTGCCAAAACAGCAACAGTGACTTCTGGATTAAAGAGTAAAAACCATAATAGATACGCACAAGATGTGATTGATTTACCACTCTGACGAGATGCAAGAACGATATTAAAACGATTTGAGTTGTAGTGTTCGATGAGTTTGTCTTGGTACCCACGAAGTTTAAAGGGTACCATACCCTCATCTAGTGATATAATTTGTGTATAGTTCTCAATAAAATGACAAGGGTCTTGTGAACATTTCACATACTCCTGCATTTCCTGGTCGGTATACTTAGTTTCAATACCTGACCTTTTGACTAAAGTGTTACCTAAGTAACCCTCGTTTTTAGGTTGTACCATGTCTTAAACCCCAATGAGATATAGGCAAATGATTTGATATTTCATATTTACCATCGAATGAGAAACTCCAACCCAAATAATCAGTTGTTCTATAGTGTTTCAAACTCTTTAAATCTCCTCTCAAAAATACTCTTTTATGTTCTATACTATTCTTGTATATGTGATTTTCCTTTATATCAGGATAATAATCCTGTAAAAACTCTTTGGAATATTTAGAGTGTTTATCATAACCTATATCTTCTGGACACCCAATCGATTCCCCTCTGATGACCGATAGTTCTACTTTATTTGGATATAGTTTATCTATAAAGTCATGTTTCGTTGCATACTCTACTAAATCAAGTATGTGACCAACTTCGAGTTCTTTATCTCCTTCTTCATAGAAGTTTTTAAGGAATCTCTTTTCATTCCACAACTCTGATGTTAACCATTCATGTAAATAGATATCACATTTAGGTAATTCTGTTTCAAGTAAATCACCATGAATGTACTCTACACTATCTCCTAGAATCTCTTTCATTCTATCGATAAGTTCACCTCTTCTTTCTAGTGCATAAACTTTCTTTGCACCATACTTGACAGCAAGATAACATAGTATGCCTGAACCAGCACCTAGGTCTATGACTATTTTGTCTTTAACATTCTCTGATATCCAACTTTCATATGCTGAGTTTCTTTGAGAGTCGGTAAAGCAATAGGCAGTTTTAAAAAACCTTACTTCGTTTGGTATCATAATCTATTTGTTTTTCTTTAAGAACTTCTGTAATTCTGCAGTTGACCCAACATATAAATGGTTGTGTTGTGTATTTACTTTCTGGTCCTCATCTTCAAGTTTTTTTAACTTTTGTTGAACATCGATGAGTTTCTCTGCAGTCTCACCAACTGTTTTAATTAATTGACCTGCAACTTCATATGCACGAGGATTCTCAGTCTCTTTACAGACATCTAAGATTCCTTCGATTGCATCTTGTCCTCTTTCAACAAGACCATATAAGTTTTCTCTGGTGTATTTGTAATCAGTCTCAATGTTTTGAGACCTTTCTTTAGGAATTACCACTGCAGTGGTTTCCTTTTTGATTGTAGATTGAATGTCTAAGACATCATCTAATTTTTTATCTATATCTTTGGGCATAATTAACCATCACTTGTGGTGTCTTCTGCAAATGTTGAAGAACCTCCGTCATCATAAAAACTCACTGTTTCTGCAACTACGAATGTATCACCTGGGTCTACTGAACCAACAAATAACAACTTCGTATTTGCATCAATAGTAATTGCATTGTTCAATACTATTGATAATTTATCACTTGCAATCGATGATATGGTAGGATTTGTTGTTAAGTTTGTACCAAACACTTCATCGTTTACACTTATCTTACTATTTATTGCACTTGAAAAGTTCACTGTATTTGAGTTAGATACTGCATTTGCCATTGCGTCAAAGGCAGGTTCATAATGTTTAACTTCTTTTACAAGACCTGAACTTTGAATTTGTGTTGAAGTGAAACCTGCTTTGTCTGAATTTATATAATCTCTTTCTATAACATTCTTAATAACTGCACCAGTATAAACAGGACCGAAGAAGTATAGATTCATTTTAAACTCTAAAGTATATTCTATGAATCTTCTTTCTTCAAAACCTGATTCATAATTGTCTTCAAATTGAACACTACTCAATATAATCGGAACATCTCTATGGTCTGCCATAGAATCAATCATCTTCATTGTGACTGTATATTCAGGTTGAAAGTATGGTAGTATTTGTTCTACAATTTGTAATGCATCATTCATATTCTTAGTTAGAATAGACAATGTAAAGTTTAAAGTATAAGGTGCAGGATTGTATTGATAACCTCTTTTAACTCCGTCAGATTCTAATGCAGATTTACTATGTCTTATTAGTTTGTTTTGTTGACGAGATGCATCATATTCAAAACCTGTAAGTTGAAATGCCATTCTAGGAAAGGTCATGCCTGTAATGTTGCCATCTCTTTCTTTTGGGTCAACAGTTATTCTCTCTAACCATTTCTGTTTAGGACCATATGATATAGGAACTATCTGTTCTGCAAGAATAGTTCCATCAGACTTAACTTTTTTAAGTGTTATATTATTGAAAAGAGTTCCAAAGATTGAAACTGCCCTTTTAATTGTTTCATTATAAAAATGGGTACCGAACATTATGTGACCTCACCAAATGGGTTTGTTTCTGAGAAGTCTAAGTATCCATCTGCCTTGGTTTCAATGTCTGCGTTATCAGCACCAGTACCATCATTCATAGTTAGAATATCTCTAATACTCGCAACTGTATAAGATGCATTATTAACTGCACCAGTTATTGTATCACCAACCTGAATCGTTGTGGTTACATCTTTAACTGTAAGTAGATGTGTAGATGCTTTCCAAGAGGTAACCTCTCCAATCGTTGTGCTTCCAATCTTAATTGCTTCATTCGCTGCGTAATCACCTGAACCACTTGAATTCATTGTTAATTGAATTGTATATGCTTGTTGGTCTTCAACAATATCAATTGCATCAATATTTGTATCGAAGTCTTCTCCTGAGTATTCGAACAATGTACATTTGAGTTTAAAGACAAACAGTTTACCTATCTGATAGAAAGGATTTTGGTCTTCAACATATCTGATTTCAAACATAGAACCTGACATAGGAAAGTATACTAAATCTCCTTCGTTGGGTCTAAGTGATGTGACTAAATTTGAATCTAGGGAAATGAATCTTTCCCATGTTCGAAGTGCAAGAGTAAATGTACATTCTTCTTGTGTTTGAATACCAAACTTGGAGAATAAATCTTCTCCTTCGAAACCTTCAACATTATCTAAATACATTTCTACAGAATATGCATCACCAAAAGATGATTGTACATCTTCTCCAAGAATAGTATCTTCTTCTACTATTTCTCTTGGTAGATAATAAGTTTCATGTCCATAGAATCTTAGTGATTCAACAACTAAATCTTCATAAAGATGTTGTTCAGTATTAACTGCATGGTTAAAAAATACATTTGTCGGCATAGTATTAACCCATTAAGTCGATTGGCATCATATCAAAATTCAACCTTGACTCTTCTTCTAATCTTGTAATCTCTTCTTGTGCTTCAGTCTTCATCTGAGTTGCATCTAATGTCACCCCACCTGGTAATGCAACACCTGAGAATTTAGATAGATTTTCTCCCCATTGATACTTGACCAATGCAGTTGCATATTTTTTCAACCACATATCATTGTATATATCAGTCATGTCTGTAGGGTCTATCTTTCTATAACATTCTACAATGATATACTCATCAGCACTTACATTTGAAGTGTCCATGTCTAAGTATAGTCTATTCTGATGAGTATTGTATCTTATTGGTGTTTGCCCAACTAGTAAATCATCTAACATACTTATGTGTTGTTGAACCATTGAATAGTTTAGAATGTTTGTTGATGTTAAATCATAGATATCATTAAGTCTCATTTGATATCTAAGGTCAAACATATTTAAATTGTGTTTATCATTAAATGGAAATATGTTCATTACGGCAAGAACAAACTCTGGAAGAACAATATAGTTTTTTTGTTCTTTAAATGCAGTGTTTGAGTAGTCGTGTGTACCTGCTGGATTTGATGTGATACTCGTATCAGTCTTCATTTTAGTTAGATTATCTGATGTGAGTTGATGTTTCAGGTATGTTTTTATAGAACCATCGTAATGATACTCCTGAAAGTATTGCATTGCTTCATCGATTCTGTCATCAAACTGGTCATCATCAACATTGATTTCAAGGACAGGTGCACCAAGTCTTCTTTTGATGTATTCTTTAAAGGTTGCTTTGCTATTTGGTTTTGCCATAGTAATGTTCCATTTTAAGGTCTATTACTATTTATACAGATACTATTCTTGGAAATAGGTTTTACTTTGAAGTCTATCTATCTTTTCGTCTATTCTTGTTATGGTTCTCATCAATCTTTCCATATCCATTTCAATTTCTTGTCGAGTCACATAGTCTCTAGCAACTTCTTCTCTCGTTTTATTTACAAGTATATCAAGTCTTTTTTGTTCAGATAAAACTGACCTTATAAGAAACCCCAACGGTGCTAATACTACCGTTATGAGTATGTTCCAAATTACATGAGCGTCTATTACTAATTCCATACAACTATTTATGGAATCTTACTCCTCCAACATAGATACTTGAAGAAGTTTTCCGTCAGGTGTTATATCAAATAGTGATTCTAAATGTGTATATCCTTCAGGTACAAAAGGTCCTTTATTTGTTCTATATTTATAACCTGCATTGAAAGATACACTATATCTATCGTTATCGGTTAGATTTGGTTCTACCATATGAGTCAACCCACTCAAAAATACAAATAACATTCCTGTCTTAGGTTTGAATTCGTCTTTCTCTGAGATTCTAGGACTATTAGGAAAATCACCCATAACAGGAGATGTATCTGCCAAGGCAACAAAAGCACCCTCATCTCCTTCTGCTTGAATATACAATGCACCTGATAACCAACAACCATTATGTTTATGTGGTTTGTTCCATGCACCTTTATCATTTATGTTTGCCCATGAGTTATGCAAATCTAAAACATGTCCTTTACCTTTACTCAATCCCCAAAAATCCCATACCTCATCTGTTATGTATTCTTCAACCACTTTCCATAGTTTTCTAAATGCTGGGTGTTTATCAACACCATCATTTGATTGCCAACCTGTATCTGCATTTGATATTTTTCGACCTTTAGGGTCGTTTTTTCTCATCTCATCAACTTCTCTTTTGAGTAAACGAAAATAATTCTCGTCAAGACCTAGTTCTAAATTTGGGTCTAGTAAATCGACCATAAAAAGGGGTGTAGGAAATAGTAATTTAACTGCCATCATCATCTCCAAAATTCATTTCCAATTGTATCTCTTCTTTAGTTTTACCATGCATAGGGCATTCTTTGGGTATTTCTAATTGATTATCTTTTTTTGAGAACAATTTTACTTTTGGTATATGCATACCGACCTTTCTATACGGACCTAATCCTGCATCTTCTAATAAGTTTGCTTCGTTTATAGCTGCTTGAACAGACTTTCTAGGAGTCTCTTTCTTTTTTTCTGCCTCTTCTTTTACTTCAGCATATTTTATGTGTAAAGATACAGCATCACTTTCATGGTATGGTGATGTACTATCTGATAGATTATCAATATAGGTTTTGGGGTCTTTTATCTGAACACTTGAAGACCATTCTTCTCTTCTAAATGGTATTACTTGAACTAAAGGAGTTCCTTTTTTTATCATAAAGGACTTATCTGTCTTAGGATAAAATATAATTTGTGCATTGTCCATGTTTAAGTTAAACTTATCAGTATCAATGATACCAGGCCAAACACTAAAGAAATTGTTTTGATGTAAAAATGGGTCTAAGTAATATGTTGAATAACCTGGTGGGGTCTTTATGTTCCAAGGATTTCTAAACTTAAATGCATCTTTTACTGGAAGTCCATCTCTTTTTTCAGGAATAAATGCATTCCCAAATTGTGTGTCTGGATGTGATGAAGAACCTATCTTAGAATCTTGGTATGACCATGCGTGTGATTTTTTACCTTCTATTTGAACAAATACATCTTCTTCTGCAACTAGATAATACCCCATAGTTAACCAGTCTTGCATAGCAGGACATGCTCTGATAGTTTGTTGTTTATCACCTCTAACTATCTCATTTATCTTCATCTTCTTCCACCATTCTGGTTGAACTGTAGATGCAAGAACAGGTTTACTTGTTTTTAGGGTCTTTTCGTTGTATGCTGTGAATTCTATTGTTGGCATTATAAAAACCTTCCTTTATGTTTAGTAAAATCTTTGTAAAGTAAATTTGAATCTTTTACTAATTCTACTTCATCACCTCTAATCACCAAAGATTTTCTATCCATATATCTTGCACTCTCATTTGGTGCATCTGCACCATGAGGTATTCTTCCATCAAATATAACAAGACGATTTGGAACAAACTCTACTTCTGCTTTCTGATGTTTCTCAATGTGTTCTTGTCTTCCATCTAAACCACTATGACCTTCATCAAGCATTCTTAAAGTTCCACCCCAATTCTTATTCCAAAATCTATTTGGGTAGTACAAGAATGAAATATTCCAAACATCATCAGGTCTACAATCAGTATGTATGGTACCTGGACAACCTTGTGTTTGTGAATTTAGACCTGCATATTGAAAACGAGTATACTTAAAACCAAACTCTGTTTCTAATCTTTTTATTAGATACTTAACAAAGTATGTATCTGAGGGTTTCATATCTGGTTCTAATTCGAAATTTTGGCCAAAGAAAGATGCACCCCAAAAAGAATGGTGTGGAAGTCCTGTAGGACTATCACTAGTGACAGAATTGGTTTTAGACCACCATGAATTATGAGTAATTAGTTTATCAAAGTAGTGATATAGTTCAGTAGATAACCAATTGTCTAGCACATAGATATCCTTTAAAGGCATATCCTGTATCTTAAATGGTTTATCAATATGAACTACTTTCACTATGAATTGTTGCCTAACTCAGCATGACCTGTTGCCATTGTTGCCTGAGGTATCTGCCTTCTATAATGGTCATAATCTTGTAATAAATCTTCTCTAGTGGCAAATATTTCATCTGTAATATCATAGAAGATTGTGTGAGTATTATCAATATACTCTAATACTCTTCTTGCATTTCCTCTTAAAGGATGATTTGAACCTTCTCTACCAGCAATTATAACAATTTGAAGATTACTAAATCCATAAATCTCGGCAATTTGTTCATGTTCTCCTTGTACATACTTACTCAACATATTACAATATTGATTATGTAAGTTTACTCCTTCTGGTGGTTCTGAGTTTGAAATGTATTGTTCAACCATTTCTATCTCATCTGCGTTTAAAGGTATTTGTTCTTGTTGGTCAAACCCTTTTGATTTGTCCCAATTTAAAATTTTAACTTCGATATCATCGTAAATTATAACTTCAAATTCAAAACCTAATGCTGGTTTATCAACATTGTCAAAGTCATATTCAAGACCATTTGGTTTTCTTATATATAGATTTCTGTTCTCACAAAAAACTAATGCGTTCATTGTTTCTTTATTCATAATTTATCCTCTATTCAAATTATTTAGGTTGTCTCTTGCGAGTTTAATTTTGTCGTAATGTGATAGTCTTTTAATATTAGATATATCCATATCATCTATCCAAGGACCACCTCTTGTATAATGATACCCAGCACATTGCCATTTAGTTTCAGGATTGTCATATCCTTCTGTAAAGACATAGTGTTCAGGTATCTTACTAATTTTATCAGTCCATTCAAACTGATGTAATTGAGCACCTGTCCATGTGTTCACAACTTCTGGTGTTAGTTTCTTACAGTCTTCATGTCCATTGTTAAATATCATTAATGAAGACCACAATTTACATGGATAGTCTATGTTTATTTCACCATTGAACTTAACAGAGTCATGTTCATATTGTGGATACTGAATACAAGCAACAGCATCATCAGGATTTAAATAGTAGAACATTGGCAATGGTGTTTCTTCAAACAGAATATCATCATCAATAAACATACTAAAACCTTCATAGTTTTCTAAGTAAGGTATTAAAAATCTACTGTATGTAAACGCAGTAGATTGATTCTTATACTCCCTATTATACACTGGAATCTTTGAATAGTCAAGATACTTTATCTCAGGTATAAATCTATTTGCGGATTCATTACCAGAAAAAGTTTTTTTGATTGATTGTTCAATAGAGAACTTCGTTATTTCTTCTATATTATTATGTGTAGAATCATAACCAATGTATATGTTTAATGGTTTTCCTTTTGAAAGTTCATGTACTTTCTTATTGAATTCATAGATTTTAGGTCTAAAATCACCGACATTTGCAAACTCACTATTGACTTCTATAACTCCACCTGTTATAATGAATGATAGATTGTCTTGTGTAATTCCTCTTTTTGCGAGTAAGTCTTTCCAATAATCTAAGAACTCATCGACTGTTGCAGGTTCTACTGCAGGAACTTTATTTAATGGGTCAAAGAAATGACATAACATATTAGGGTCTTGCATCTCTTCAATAACACCTGAACGAACAGAACCTGGATGAACAAAGAATTTAAATTTTTCATCACCCCATGATGAATCCTTTAGAATAACTCCTTGAATTGGTGCCCACAGTCCTTCTTCTATAATACTTTGAGTTAACCAATGTGCTTTCGCCGCATGATAATAAGAACTATCCCATAGTTCTTTTAATGAAAAAGATTCGTCTATATCTCTTTCATCCATACCTCTAGCACCATTTAAAATAGACCTTGTACCATTTGGGTCTTCTGGAGTGGGAGACATTTTTGTATTCATTCCTAATGGAAACATTTCTTTTGTAGGTGAACAAGTATACCCATGAGGTAAGAATGTTTGATATGTTAAAGAATGGTGTTTCAAACCATGCATAGTAATTAAGTTATCTTCTTTTCTATCTTGCATCACATCACCCCATGTAAACAATTTAAGGGGTGGTATTTTACCTGATTCAAAAATTTTCTTTAAAACTTGATAACAAGGATTGATATCTTTGAGAACACGATTAACACTAATAGAACCTAAGTGATAATGAGGAGTGTTTTGTCTGATTGAAAAGGCATTTTCAACATCTGTAAAATCAACAGGAACTATCTTGTCGACATCTTCGACTGTTTTAATGTCTATGAATTCTGGATTTGCCATAAAATATCTGTATTAGTTTAATTAATACAGATATTTAGGTGTTATTTTATGATGAGACTGGAGTTGCTGGCCAAGTTTGTGATAAACTACCATCCCAACGGATAACTGGTGTTCGTCCTTGTGTTGCATATGTTCCAGGTTGTCTGTTCTGATAAGTGAACGGAGTCTGACCTTGTCTAGCATATGTACCAGGTTGTCTGTTCTGATAGGTAAATGGTGTTTGACCTTGTCTTGCATATGTGAAAGGTGACCTGTTCTGATAAGTGAACGGAGTCTGACCTTGTCTAGCATATGTACCAGGTTGTCTGTTTTGATATGTAAACGGAGTCTGACCTTGTCTAGCATATGTACCAGGTTGTCTATTACTATATGTAAAGGGACTTCTTGCATTTGCAATATATGGTTGCTGTGCAGATACAGGATTTCTATATGTAAACGGTGACCTATTATTATATGTAAATGGTTGTCTAGCATTCGCAATGTATGGTTGCTGTGCAGATACAGGATTTCTGTACCCAGCAGGATACCTTGCATTGTAGGTAAACGGTTGTCTAGCATTACTAGGTTGTCTTGCATTCGCAGGATATCTAGCATTATATGTAAATGGTTGTCTCGCATTACTAGGAGATTGAGCATTAGCAGGATACCTAGCATTGTAGGTAAACGGTGTCCTTGCACTGTAAGTAAAAGGTGTCCTTGCTTGATAAGTGAAAGGTCCCCTTTTATTTCCTATTGCAGGTGCAAAATAGAATCCAATTGCCATGTTATTTAACTCCTCTTAGTATATTCATAATCATTATCTCTGGTCAAAGTGAGCGAATGGATTTGATTGGAAACCACCACCGCCGCCGAACGGTTGATAGAACGGATACGGTGCCTGATATAGGAATTGATATGTACTAGGTTGCTGAGCATTAGCAATGTACGGTTGTCTAGCATTCGCAATGTACGGTTGTCTAGCATTCGCAATATAAGGGACACGATATGTAAATGGGTTTCTATATGTAAATGGATTTCTCGCATTCGCAATATAAGGCACACGATATGTAAATGGATGCCTGTATGTAAATGGATTTCTCGCATTCGCAATATAAGGTACACGATAACTCACAGGATTTCTGTAGGTGAAAGGTGACCTGTTCTGATATGTGAATGGGGTTTGACCATTCGCAATGTATGGTTGTTGACCGTTTACAGGGCTTCTGTATGTGAAAGGTGACCTGTTCTGATATGTGAATGGTTGTTGACCATTAGCAATATATGGTGTTTGACTGTTCGCAATATAAGGATAAGGTTGTTGTGCATTCGCAATATATGGTGTTTGACTATTTGCTATATAAGGATATGGTTGCTGAGCATTCGCAATGTATGGTTGTTGACCATTAGCAATATACGGATATGGTTGCTGAGCATTTGCAATATATGGAGTCTGACTATTTGCTATATACGGATATGGTTGTTGTGCATTCGCAATGTATGGAGTCTGACTATTAGCAATATATGGATAAGGTTGTTGAACTGTTTGTTGACCTGATGCATTATTCCAACCTGCTGGAGTTTTTACATAAATCTGTTCTACATCTTTCCATGGAGGAGAATCTGTTCCATCAGCTACCTTAACCCATGCCCCTCTAGTTGAATTCCAACCTGAAGGTGTTTTTACCTTTTGTGAACCTGATGCCATTTAGTTACCCATTAATTATTGTTAGTATTTATAAAGATTCTGAACCCCTATATTAGGAGTAAAGAATCCACATATCACCAACTGCACCATCTGAACCAGTTGGAGCAGATGTTGATTGGTACATATTTCTTGCTGTACCACCACTGTTTGTTGCATTTGTTATTGTTATTGCACCTGAAGCAATTGTTCCAACTGAAATATTTGGAGTTCCAGTCAATCCTTGAGCATTTGTAGCAAGAGTTGCTGTAGCAGCATTACCAGTTGTTGAACCTGAACTACCTGTGACATTTCCTGTGACATTACCAGTTAAGTTTCCTTCAAATGTTCCTGCAACAAAAGTCTCTGAACCTACTGTCCATTTATCATTTGTTTCGTCCCAAATAAGTGTCTTAGAAGCAGAACCACCACGAGTCACACTGATACCAGTGTCTTCTGTTGGTGAACCTGAAGTGAAATTACTGTTTAATGCAATGATATTATCTGCAAGTGAGATAGTCTCTGAGTTTACAGTTGTTGTAGTTCCTGAAACTGTTAAGTTACCTGAAACTGTTAGTGAATCACTAACTGCAACTACACCTGTTCCGTTTGCACTAAGAACTAAGTTTGTGTCTGTACTTCTGGATTCGATTGCATCTACATCAATTGAGTTAGCAAAAGAGATTGCATTTCCGTCTGATGATGATACATTCTTACCTGCTGTGACTTGTACTCCACCTTTTAATTGAATTGTACCAGTTCCAGTAGGATTAAGTTCTACATCACCTGAACCACTTGTTTGAACACTAACATTTTGGTCTGCATCAGCAGAAACAGTAATTGTTCCTGAGTTATCAGATACTACTTGTTGTCCGTTAACATATAAAGACCCAGGTCCAACATAGATATCTCTCCATTGTTTCGAAGTAGAACCTAAGTCGTATGTGACATCGGCATTTGGTATGATATGACCTGATAGAGAACCACCACCTAGGAATGTTTGAACTCTTGCGTCTGTATAGTAAAGATTTGATGAACCTTCTGCAGTTTCGTCTGTTGTTTGTCCATCAACATATGCTTTTACTGATTGCTGTGATGGAAGTTTAGTAGCACTATTAGATGACATATTATCTTCATCAACTAATGCATTTGTTATTCTTGCGTCTGCTCTTGCATCTGTATAATAAAGGTTTGAACTTCCTTCTGATAATGCATCTGTATCGAATGAAGAAAGACTTACTGTAAAGTCTACAGTTCCGTCTCCGTCTTCGTATGCAACTGTAATACCTGCCTCGGTATTACCTGACATCATTCCACCAACGATATCTTGTATTTCTTCTGTTGTTTTACCTGTTGATGAGATTGTAATAGTATCTGCAGCGTCATCATAGGTTACAGTTGTTGAACCTGAACCTTGAATTATTCCACCAATTTTATCTGCAATTGCTTCTTGTACTGCAGTTCCTACACCACCAGCAACTAAGTCGCCTGATGAGTTGATTACTTCTACACCACCAACGGATAAACCGTTTTTGATATTAAAATTCTTTTCGCCTGCCATTAGAATGACCCTCCGTTAACACCTGGTAAACTGAGTTCACCATTTGATGAGTTGTAAGAAAGGTTTGTTTCTCCTGAAGCAAGTGATATAGCTGTTCTAGCTCTTGCATTAGTAAAGTATTGATTTGTTGAACCTTCTGAAAGATTATCAGTATCTAATTCTGAAATCGCTGCTGCGACAAGTTTTCCAGATGATGATATAATTTCGGTGGTGCCAACGGTAATCCCATACTCTACTACAAATGTGTTTTGTGTTGCCATATTCGTTGTCCTAGTCTAAGAATGTGTTATTATACAGATATTTATAAAAGTCGTGCCCTCTCGGACATGGTTTTTTAGATATCTACAAGTATTTTTTTAAATTTATATACAGTTGAATTTGTTGAAGCAGATGTGACTCTGATTCTGAGAGTATTTATGTTTATGTCTACTCCAAATGTAGCTAACTCACTTGTATCTGTTGTAATTGTTCCGTATTGGGTAAAGTATGCACTAGTTCCGTCATGAACTACTGAGACTTCTGTATGTTGATAGTCTCCACTTGTTGAATCTGAGATTGAAACTTGATATTTCGCACTTCTATATGTTCCTATTGCAAAACTATCCATTGTAGTTGCAGTTGTTGATGTGGTTGTTATAGTTCCACCATCTAAACCACCTGATACTGTTGCAAAGGATAAGGTTCCTGAACCATTTGTGACTATTGCCTGACCACTTGTACCATCTGATGTTGGGAAAACAATCGAAGCACCTGTGATACTATTAGTTGCAGTGATAGTTGTTGCAGTTAAATCTCCTACGAGTATATCTGCAAGTGCATATCCTGTTCCTGTTATATTAACAGTCGAACCAGGTTCTACTTCAAGACCATCAAATAATTTCCATGTGGAATCTGTTGCATCTCTGAATAGACCTGTAAATTCTGTAGCACCACTATCTGATAATCCGTCATCATAATTACCATAGAACCCAATGTCTAGTGTATCTGAACTTGTATTACCGTTTGCAAGTTCTAACATTGAATCAGCTACTGAAGTTTGGGAAGAATTAACTGTTACCGTTGTACCGTTAACTGTTAAATTACCTGTAATGGTTGCATTACCATCAACTTGCAAATTACTTGCTGATTCTAATCCTAGGTCTGCATAAAATTTAGATTTTGTTGCCATAAAAGAATCTCTTGTGTTATACTATTTATAACATTTGAGAAGTAGGACCAAAAAAAAGGGGAACCGAAGTTCCCCTTTCCGTATAATGTAAAGAAGTTTTACGCTCCTACTAAGACCCTATGGAACTTAATAGTTGTAGAACTGCTGGACGCTGGTGTTACCCTCAATCTTGCATCTGAACCTGAGATGTCTGCATCAAAGGTTGCTAGATTAGCAGATTTAAGTGTGCCATACTGTGTCATTGTTACCGCACTTCCGTCATGTACTAATACTATTTCTGTGGAATGGAAATCCGAACCACTTGACATTGCTACAATGTATCTCGCTGCTCTATATGAAGCATGAGCAAAGGTATCTAAATTTACCTCTGTAGTTGCAGTTGTTGTCAAAGAACTTGAAGTTCTATGTTTAGTATCTAGTTCTTTAGAAGTAGTGATAACATCGCCACTGGTATCGTAAGAGAAGACTCTTATCAACTCAGCGATTTTGAATGCGTTTGTTTTAGCCATTTTCTACTCCTTAACTATGTCTAATTTGGAAAGTATCCACTGTTGTGTTAGTGTTGGCAGGTGTCATGAGAAGTCTCATGTTTCCTGAATCAACATCTGAACTCAAAGTGAACAATGAAGATGATGAATAAACATCACCGTATTGCACAAAATATGAATTGGTACCATCATTTATCAGTAGAACCTCAGCTGCGTGAGTTCCTGCCGATGCGTGAGTGGCATTAATAACATATTTAACCGCTTTATTCGCAACTGCGTTAGACGATAAGACCTGGTCTGCAGTTGTTGCTGTGAAAGTTCCTTGTGTAAAGAAACCTTGGACAAGATTACTTGCCGCTGTTATAGCAACAACCTGTACGACATCACCAGATAAGGCATTTTCAGCAAGTGTTAATGTTGTTGAGTTAGTTGCAGTATAGTCTGCACCACCTCCAACTAATTTAACACCGTTGATGTACACCTGTTCTGAACCACTTGTATATGATAATGAGTTTGAACTATCATCATTACCTGTGATTGATGTTGTAGTAGAAGATATTGTGTATGTGTATACAACAATACCACTACTTGGTTGGTCTGACCAATCTAAAGTTCCTGAACCGTTAGTCTTTAAGACCTGATTCGAAGAACCATCTGCTGTTGGAAATGAGAATGCGTCGTTAACAGTAAGAGTTGCTGGGTTAGACCCAACTTCTACGACTGAAGCAGAACCATCGTTCTTTTCAGTATAGAATCTACCATGATAAGTGTTGACTGCTAATTCACCTAGTGTTAAATCACTAGTTGCAGGAACACTATTTTGAGTAGCACTTCTTTTAAATTGAATTACTGTTGCCATCTTATTCTCCTAGATTAAGCGTTATTAAAATGTTCCGCCGTCTATAGCTGTGACTGTAACCGAACCACTTGATACTGTGAAGTTATCCGCATGGAAACTTGCAATACCTTTTGCAGTAGTAGTTGCGTCATCGATAGCTACATCTCCTGAACTTACAGTGAAGTAAGTGCCTGAGAAACTTGCGATACCTTTATTGGATGCTGTTGCATCTTCTGCTGAAAGAGTGATAGCACCTGCACCATTAGTGATGTCAAGTCCTTCTCCTGCAGTTAAAGTAGCAGCGTCAAATACTCCTGATGAAGTATCTCCAATTAATAACTGACCATCTGTAGGAGCTGAACCTGCATAAGAGTCAATACTTCCACTCATACTTGCGTTAGCAAGAGTTAAGTTTCCGAATTTACCTGCCATAGCAGTTCCAGAGAATACTGATGAACTATCTGTTGCACTTGTAAGAGCAACGAAAGAACCGTCTGTATCGTCCATACCAAAGAAACCAATTTTAGCACCACCTGAGTTGTACTTAAATTTAATACCTCTGTCAAGATTGTCATCTGAAGAATCATCACCTAGTTCAAATACAGGGTCAGCAATATTTACTGTTGTTGAGTTTACTGTAGTTGTAGTACCGTTAACTGTCAAGTTACCTGTGACTGTTAAGTTACCAGATGTTGTTAGAGTTGC